GCTGGTTATCGTTGTGTCGATAACTGGAAAAACCCCGGCATAAGCAAAGCCAACGACTGCCAGAAAACGGGCTAACGGCTCAAGAATGGCGACATAGGCCATTCCAGCAACACACACCCAACCAACAGCAGGCCGCCAACCGGATACAAAAAGGCTTGCAGATGCTGCCTCTACCTTATTAATTTCCAATTGTCCAAGGATAAGTTGGTATTGGTTTTGCATTTCTTGCGTAGCTTGCACAAGTTTGGCTTTTTCAAGCTCCGTTGCATCAGGCCACACGCGCTTAACTACATCATCTGCCAGCGTGCTGACAGCAGAGATGGCATCGTCTATTCCAAACATTAGTCAGTCCTCCCCTTAACCCAATCCTCGATTGCGCCAAGTTCTTTTACTTCGATCATGGTAAATTGCCCCGCATCGCCCACGTTGGTGGCACGTTTGACGCGGTATCGCCTACCACCCACCTGATAATCCACCACATGCTCACCGGTGATGTCTTCGGGCCGCGTGCCTTCACCGTAGCGCACCCAAATGCGGTGGGTAATCTCTTCATCGATCTGTTTGCTACCCCAATAAGCGACACCAGACACAGGGGCAATCTTTGCCCACCGGCTAATGCCGCAATCAAACGTTTGATCAATACCAAACGCGGCATTAGCTTGATCTTGCCATTTGCGGATAACCACGCGGCGATTTAACTCGCCCGTCTCAGGCCAGCGGATGGGGATGGCGGTGGTCACTGCGAGACGAAACGATAAGGGTCTAAAATGCGATCGATAAAAGGATTTTTGCTGACCATGCTGCCAGGCGTATTAATCAATCCGCCCCGGTAACTGTAGCGAGTCTCCACAGTTAACAATAACCACGACAGGATGGCTCCAGGTATTTCTCCCTGGTTTTCATTTACGCCTAAAGAGGTAATGAAATTTAACCCCGCGCCATTGTCAACCAAGTCTATTGCCGCCCCTCCAGCTGTTGCTGCCAGCTTGTAAACACCAGGGGCAACGACTGATTGAATGTAATAATCGGTCTTAGGTTTTAATGGCCTGGGTAATAAGCCACCGGAATTACTTACCCTAACCACCGACCCAACAACCAGTGAAGGCCAGTTGGCTGGGCTAATGGTATCGGCAGTAAAATCCACAACAAACGGCGACACGTAGCCAGCGCTGAAATTGATCACCACCGAGCCTGATTGCGGCTGTGAAATAGGCCAAACATTGCCGAACACCGGCACCACAACACCACGATCTCCAGGCTCGTTAACCACATAAGTGGACGGCGACACCGTCTTGGTGCTGCCGTCCAATGCTGTGTATTGAACACTGGTAACCTCAAGCAAGGGCGCAACCGGAAGCTCAATCGCACACTCAGGGAACTCATCCAGCACATATTGAAAGCGCGCCGCTACCAATTGCCGCTGCGTCTCGATAAACGCGCCATTGACTGCTTCTGCCAGGTAAATGTCGATCAGATCATCATCATCCGCCAAATCTACCCGCAAATGCCGCTTAACCGCACTCAAATGCAATGGATGCGCCGTTGGCGGCGTTAGCATAACTAATGGCATGTTATCGATTCAATTTGATACAAATTTTAACTAAGCAACCACTTGTACAACAGCCGCCTGATTCGCCGTGTCTGCTGGCAAATTGCGCGGGAAGCCCAACAAATCAGCTGAAATTAAGCTAGCTGCAGTACCAACAGTGATAGTCAAACGCACGAATGAAAAGTTTGCATTTGTGTCTAATTCTTGTGGACGCAAATTGATCAGCGCTTGCTTGTTGTCGCCGGTAGCTTTGACAATCTGGGTGATGGCTTTGCCGGTAATGTCTTTTGCACCGGTACCCGCACCGTCTGTCGCTTGTTGTAGTTTGGCATCAACAGTAGCAGACACACCCAACACACCTGTATTAACGATTGCTAGCAACATGTGCAAGTTCTTAACCGATACCCAGCCTGTCGATACTGCACCGGCAGCCTGACTGACCGGAGCAATGTTGGCAACTTGCGCCAATGCTTCGGAAATTCTATTGTTTGAAAACATAAAATAACTCCTGAAATTTTAATACAAAGAAAATTATTAACGCGCTTCCAGTTGGATAAACGGCGACAGCGTGTTAGAACCTTTCGCTTGCGACACCGGGGCAACAATCTTCGGCTGAGCATCCACTCTAAAAGTTGATCTAAATGCTGTTGCGTCCGCGTCAAAGTACAAATGGATAGACGTATCAGTCTTAACGCCGCCAGCTTTAGTGATTGAGCGGATATAGGATGGGTCAATTAAGCTAAGATCGCCTTGCGATGAAAAGGCTGGTGAATGTTGGCTTACCATAATAGGCCTGCCCATTAGCGTTCCGTATGGGTTTTGCTGAGCACCCATATTAGGGGCCATATAAATCGGATAGTTACCTAACGTCAGGGTAAAAATAGCGGGTAACGCATCAGGAGTGATCAACCAAATGGCGCGGGCATAGCTGCCTGGCATTAAACGGGCAATCATTTTAGCGATGTTGTTGATCACAATAGTTTGCGTGGCTTGGCCTGATTCTTTGGTTTGCATAACCAAAGCACCTGAGTTAAACGCGCCTAATGGCTGACCATTACCGTTGCCGAATAACAACGCTTCATTAGTTTTCCAACGAATGGAATCTGCCACTTTACTGGGCAAATAAGAGTCCAGTGCGCTTTGATCGGCGATTAGTTCATCAGTCAATGGCACCAAGGCCATCAATTTGTTGAGTCGCAAAGTCGCTGCTTCCAGCTTTGGCTTGGTAGCCGTCGCTAATGAAGCCTCGTTTTGCCAATACGCCCTTACGCCGTCCGTGCCCCAAGGAGTAGTTACATCCTTTGGGAAAACCATAGAGTTACTGCTAATGTCGATGTTATCCGTCATTGGCAATAATGAGTCTTCAGTCAACGATAAAGTGAATATTTCCCGGCTATAATCGGGCGGAACTAAAAAACCACCATCAACACCTGACCCCTCGTTGCCATACACGCCAGGCGCGGCAGCACCAATAGTTAAGCGCTGATCGATACCACCACCACCAACACTGGCTGACTTGACCGCTTGGGCAAATTCACCAAAGCTTTTGAAACCGCGCTTGCCGTCTTTTTCAGCGTTGTCAGTCACTTCGATGTACTGCACACCAGCACCGAGGCTAGCTTCTTCAGCAATCAACGCATTTTCACGATCAATGGCTGCATTAACAGTCTTTACTTGCTCACTGATTGCATCAAATTGTTTAATTTCATCTTCGGAAAAATCCCGCGCCTCAGTTTCTGCTAAATCAGTCATGGCGCGGGCGGATGCGACCAATCCGGCCTTTTTAGCCTGAAGATCGCGCAGTTTTTTGCTGGTACGCATATATATTACCTCTACGTGTAAATATGCCCGCTCACGCGGACGGGGATAATCCGCCAAATGGCGGGCATAAAAAAAACCGCCGAAGCGGTTAAATGTTAACTAAACAGAGTTCACCGGCAACAACACCGCATACACAAACTTAGCGCCACCTTGCAAAGTGACAACCAGCTTTATTTTGTAGATAACGCCATGGGTGCCATTTTGAACAAGCACAGTCAATTGGCTGGCAGTAAAGCTAATCGTGCCCAGGATGTTGGCTGGGTTTGAATCATTGCCCTCATAAACGCTGGCTGTAGCAGTAACGGCGGTAATTACCATCGTTGGGTCGCTGACTTTGCCGACTAAAGGGATAATCGCCGCAGGGTCTTTGGCTGGCAGTTGTTCGGGGAAATCAATATTTCTCATAAATAGAACTCAACCGCCATGGTTTTATCTGGTAGCGCCAGTTCGTAGCATTGGGTGCATATTTCCAGGCTATATTCTTGCTTGGTAATCTCGAATAGATAGCGTGACCAATCAACGATAGTACCTCCAGCAACAGAGGCAACAATAAAATCATTGATAGCCATGCTTTCGGCAATAGTTACCGATAGATTGCCAATGCTTGCCGTTTGGCTATTACTTATGGCAGCGCTTTCTGTAACCGCTGCTGTAGATACCTGACTGCTGTTACTGCTATCCGTTACTGCTAGCGTTTCAGCAACGGTTGCCGCAGCAACCATCGCAGCGGCTTGGCTATGGGTAATGGCTGCCGACTCAGAAACGGTAACAGAAGCACTTGCCGTTGCCGTTTGGCTATCGGTTATTGCTGTCGTTTCAGAAATCGAAACGTTAAAGTTGCCGCCAGAAACGCTGGCAGATTGGCTATCAGTAATTGCACTGCTTTCAGCAACCGTAGCAGTTGCCGTTAAACTGGCACTTTGGCTATCAGTGAGTGCTGTCGTTTCAGCAACGGTTGCCGCCGCGCTCATGGTTGCGCTTTGGCTATCGGTTATTGCTGTCGTTTCAGCAATTGAAACGTTAAAGTTACCGCCAGAAACGCTGGCAGACTGGCTATCAGTAATTGCACTGCTTTCAGCAACTATGGCGGTTGCCGTTAAACTGGCACTTTGACTATCAGTTATTGCTGTCGTTTCAGCAACGGTTGCCGCCGCGCTCATGGTTGCGCTTTGGCTATCGGTTATTGCTGTCGTTTCAGCAATTGAAACGTTAAAGTTACCGCCAGAAACGCTGGCAGACTGGCTATCAGTGATCGCACTGCTTTCAGCAACTGTAGCGGTTGCCGTTAAACTGGCACTTTGGCTATCAGTGATCGCCGTCGTTTCAGCAACGGTTGCCGTAGCGGTTAAGCTGGCACTTTGGACATGGGTTATTGCCGCCGTTTCAGCGGATGTTGCACTGAATGAACCAGCCGCTCCAGCAGGTGGTATGGGTAAATCAGCGGCAAAAAGCCCTATATTTACTAAAGCACTGTCAAACCAGCCGACTGCTGTTAGTAAATTACCGCTATTTTTGCGGCTTCTTTTAATCATTAATAATCAGAGTTAAGGCTTTGCGCCAGTACTTCCATTGCGACGGTTGTCACCGTGATGTTTGCCGTTCCATTAGACATTGCCATTTCAGCCGCCATAAATGCGCCGTTACTCGGCAAGTTACTGCTTATGGTTGAATCAACCAGTAGCGTGTTATTTAGCACGTCAATCAATGCGTAAGCAATAACACCACCATTAGGTGCTGCATACATATAGAAATCAAATAACTGGTTAGCCGCCAAGGCAGACAATAAAGTGATTGGCGTTTTAACTGCCACACCTGAGCTGACACTGACCAGATTTAGCACGGTTGCCGCTTCTGTCGTGTCGTGCCATAAGCCGATGCCATTACCTGTTAATGTGTCTGAGATAGCATAGCCGACAGTAGAGTCATTAACACCAACAAATAAACGCACGGTAGCAGCAGGCCACAAGCCAATGGAAAACCGGCAATGGAAATCAAAGCCACCTAAGCCAGCACTGTTACCCCGCCAGTAACGCTTTTCACCACTGCCGACCCGCAAGCCTAAAAACTGGTTTGTCGTGGTAACTACGTTAGCCCATCTGGTACGGCGTGCCTGATTTAATAAAGCTGGAGCCGTAGTCGCTGGCTGCGGGTGCGATATAGTACCGCCACTCACCCAGGTGGTACCCAAGTTTAAGCCGACGGTTGTCGATGCACCTGGCAAATAAAATGACCAACTTCCCGTGCTGAGCTTCTCTTGAATGAGCGTCTCGCGGTTGGCTTGGTCGATAAAACTAGGTCTTAATCTGCCCGCCCGTTTCCTGGCAAATATTTTAAGCGTATCAGTATCAGCATTAAGCATCGTTGCCGATGATACAACCGCCGGCAACTGCTGAACGTTTGCCAAAGATTGTGGCTTTTCTAAACCATCTGCCCCATAAACAGTCCATCGGCCCGTTTCGTCAAATTCAAGCCGTTCACCCGGTAGGAGTGTGCTTTTATGCTTGATCGCCGTGTTAGTGCCATCAAATTGATCGATAACAATTGCGTTAGATACGGTTGCATGGTTGTTAAACACATTAACCTGTTTAATATTCCTGGCAGTGGCAGCGGCTGGAGCCGATACAATCGTCGTTGTAGTTGCGGTAGCAATACTTGCTATCGTGCTGCCGCCCGCTGAAAAACTGGACGCATTACTGGCTGGTATAGGTGCATCCACATAACTGTAGGTAACTTCTATATCCCCAGCAGAGCCGGTAGTGAGCCGTAATACCGTGGTGGTGGTTGCCAGATTTAACATTAATTTTCCAGTTACGCAGCTGGAGCTGAATCAGCTGATTGCTTCAATTCAATTTCGCTTTCTTTGAAATAGCGGCTTTGCGGATTGCCATCACCATCCAACCACTCAATTAAATATTGGACATCCCCAGTTTCCTGATCGACATCAAATTTAGTAACCTCCCCAGTGATAACAGGGACTATTTGTGCGACTGTGTCGCCTTTTTTGAAAATTGCCATAAGGACACCGATTAGGTTAACGTGCTGGAATAGGTGACTGACAACGTGTTACCGTTAACAACAGGTTGGTTGCCGCCCGTAAAACTGCCTTCTGAATATATGGTGCCTGTTGTGCCACCCTTGGTATTGACGCTGATCAAAAATGTACCAGCAATCGTCGCCGTGGCATTGATGTTAAACACCGCAGCGGCTGAAGTGGATTTGACGCCGCCTGACGCTGCACTGAAGGCCGGAGCAACCCGCGTGGCGTTGGAATAAACCGTGCTTTCTGTCCAACCCGCATGGGATGCAGAAGTATCTGCCGCGTTGAATGTCGGCGCTGATGCCCCATCGACCAAGCCCATAAACCAAGCGGCAGTGTAGGCACTGCCTGCCAACACCGTATCTAAGGTAAAGTTTTTGCCAACCGTAGGAACGAGATTAACAACATCATCCTCCCATACCAAGTTGCCCTCGGCATCATGGCACTGAACGTGGTAATAACCATGAACCTCCATGCTTTCCGCTATACCCATGCCAATACCGGCACGGCTGTTGTCGCCGATCTTGGCAACGCTGTTAGAATCACTCATGCTTGCACCTTAAAAAGAAAATTAATTCCAGTTTTTTGGGGATTGGGAAAACCGGAAAACCCCTGGAGATTAAATTGTTAAGCGGTTAAATCACAACAAAGCCAGTTCTCGTTTAGCACCAGCTAATTTTGAACGTGTGGGGGCGGATGCCATCATCATCTTATCGACCAAGGCATCGTAAGCTATTACGCCATCGATCATTTTTTCAGCCAATGCCTCGGTTTCGCCCAACACGCGGCCTTGACCCATGCCAGACTTGACTTGCGCAGCGGTAACACCACGACCACGGGCAACAGCGGCAACAAATGCGCTGTAATAATCATCCACCCTTGCTTGGATTGCCGCCTTTGCTTCATCGCCCAAGGGTTCTATCTGGTTGCCTTCGACCTTGTACTTGCCTGCACTGATCAGAGTCATCTCAATGCCCATATCTTCTAAATATTTACCTAGATATTGATGCGCTGTATACACGCCAATGCTGCCCACTTCGCCGCCTGGGGCAACATAAAACTCGCTGGCTTGTGAGCCTAACCAGTAAGCAGCACTGGCAGACAGGCTGTTGGCTATAGCTACGACTGGCTTTTTAGCCCGTGCTTGATAAATTTCATCGCCCACTTCAACCATGCCATAAACACTCCCACCTGGGGAATCTATATCTAGCAGGATTTGCGACACGGCAGAATCATTGGCGGCAGATTTGACCGCTCTGGCAATGTTCATGGTCGATGTACCGCCAGAACCCGAAATATCTTGCGGCGGGCGCTGGGTAATGACCCCATAAACAGGAATAACCGCCACCGCGCCGGATTCTGGCTGTTGGCGTTGACGGTTGCTTCGCGCTTCTTTGTCTTGGTCGATTTGGTCACGGATTTCCGCCGACATCGGCTCATCCAATGCCCAACGGGTCAATACGCCCGCCATCAATGACAGATAATCAGGTGTCAATGCCCACGGGGTGGAGGCGAATTCGGCTAGGAGCAGGTTGCGGCGCATATCAGTTATCCTCTTTGGGTTTGGTTTTGCCAATCGGGTCGGCTTCGGCATCGTCTTCGTCTTCCGCTTCGGATTCAGGCACCATGTTGAGCGGTCGCAAGGGTTCGTCAAGACCGTCTATTGGGTTCAGGTTTTCAAATTCCCTAGCCTCATTTCTAACTAACCAACCGTCCAGTATCCCGTTATGGTATAAAGTTGACCGGGCTTTGGAGTCGCCGCGCAACAACACGCTAAAATCATGCTCGACACACAAGTCGGCATCTTTTTCCGGTATCAGATCAGCCTCAATACCCGCCTCAAAGCGTTCGGCAATCGGGGTCATGGTATACGTCACAAATTCAAGCGATTGTTGCTCAATATTACTGAACGTTGCTTTGTCCAAGCTGCCGATAAAATGCGGCGGTACGCCATACAGCCTTGCTATGTCTTCAATGCTGAATTTTCGGCTTTCTAAAAACTGAGCATCTGAGTTGCTGACCGTCACGGGATGGAATTTCATTCCCATATCCATAATCGCCGCCTTGCCACGGTTTTCACCGGCTTGCATTTCTTGCCAGGATTCCCTGAATTTGCGTTTTGCCTCGTTGTCTTTGAACGTGCCTGGGTATTCTATCCAGCCACCGGGTCGGGCATCGTTGGCAAAGAACTTTTTGCCGTAGTTTTGCTCGGCTAAGGCCGAACTGACAGTATCCCGAGCCACTTCAATTGGGTTATAGCCCTGGTAAATGTCCGGTGCCAAGCCTTTGACGTGCCAGACTGACTCACGATTGACGATCTTGGTCGTACCGTCCTTGTAATTAATCTTCCAGTTATAGTCGCCGTTGGTCTTGATCTGGATGCTGATGGCATCTGGATGGATGGGCAACAGCTCTGTAATTTGGCCTTTTCGGTCGGTAATAATGCTATTGTAGGCATTGCCGCGTAAAGCAATGTGGCATTGCATCATTTCCCGCCACTGAAATGCGTTTTGATAGCGGTTTGGTTTGACTGCCAACAGGCGATAAAGCCAATGGTCAGTAACCAGCTCTTTTTTGCGCCCGTTTTGACGGTAAAGCCGAGGCGGTAAGATGGCGAATGACTTTGACAACACGGCGACGCACGCATAAACCGCCGTAACCCGCATAGCAGTGTCTGGCGTGACCCGCGACATGCCGTTTTTGCTGGAAACGTCTTCAAACCAGAAGTTACTGTATGGCGACCGGTCTTCGGCGGCATGGATGCTGGTCAAAAACATCTATCTGTCCGAAATGGCTTCGGCTATTTCACCTAAACCGGAAGCAATGTTGTTTAAACCACATTCAATGCGTTCTGAGCCTTCTTTTATTTCTTTCGCTAATACATTCACAGCACCATAGTCAGAACCTTCGCCAGGTATATCGTTATCGTACCCAAAACTTAACATTTTAAGACCTTGTTCAAGACCCCATATTGCTTTTAAAATTTCGCCACGAAATTCTTTATCCGATGCTAAATCAGTTTTCATAAGCTCAACCCGGATATAGTTGATTTATTTCTGCCACGCTTCCTTTTTTGTCATGAAATGGAACTGGACTGCAAATAAATGTAATTCCGTTATTCTGTTGCTTAAAAACTAAACCAATTAAAAAACCATCTCCAAAAGCATCAGGAATTGAAAAAACATGAATGTCTTTTGTGTCGCCTTCCCAATTGGAATTTTCCGATTTAGCTATCCTGAATGCGCATAGCAATACATCCTGTAAAAATTTAGTTATTTTAGAATCAAATGGAATGTCGTTCTCATATTCACCATCTTTTACTAAGTTTTTAACATATTGATCAACCGTAACTAACCCAGGGAAATGATCAATAGGTGATGTTTCATAAATAAATTGCATAAATTATTTAAAGTTTTTTAAAGAAATAAGTAAGCCGATTAAATTCAACAACAACAGCACCAAACCACTGACCATTAGCCCACTGTCCAGCCCATAATGGCGTATTGCCCCAGTGCTGACCAGCAACCAGCCAAGCAGGTTGGCAATGTTATAAACAATCGGGTTCAATTAGACCGCCATAAATTCGTAATCGGAATCAATAATTGGGTATTTTTCAACCTGGATGAGGTTGCAGCCGGTTGCCATCACGGCTGCCACAATGCCGTCGATGCGGCCTGTGCTTTTGTTTTTTGCGGGTTTGCGGTTGCCTGCTGGGTCTTCTGCCATGACGGTATTGGCAGCGCACCAGGTCATGACGGGGTTGCCGTTATGTTTTTGCTGGCCACTGATAAGGCGGCTTTCAAGCAGGTCTACCGCTGGGGCCATGTCTTTAAATCCTTGTCCAAAATCGACAAATTCGATGTAAATGCCTTCGTTTTGTGCCATTGTTTTTAGGTCTTCGATGCGCCAACGGTCATAAGCGACCAGTTCCAAGTCATATTCACTGGCTATTTCAGCCAATCTGGACAATACAAATGCCTTATCGATAGCCTTACCGGGCGAAGTTTCCAGCCACCCGTCTCGTACCCAAGTGAGGTAATCAACCCCGTCTTTGTCGCCTTTTTCTTTTAAGCCTTCTTTTGGTACCCAAAATGTAGGTAATAGCCTCCAATAAGGGTCTTCTTCGGTCGGCTCAAAGTTTAAGATCAAGGCAGTAAGGTCATGAGTGCTGGATAAATCCAACCCTGCCCAACAGCGGCGACCGTAAAGCATCTCCGACGTGTAAGTTTCTTGTGCCCCAAACCAAACATCGGATGAAATCCAAGGCGATTCCGCGCCGACCCACTCGCAAAAGTTAAGCCGCCGCACGATGGATTCCATGGATGGCATACCGCGTGCTTTGTTGACGCGTTTGCGGATGTATTCCGACTGGATGGTCACGCCCAGGCTTGGGTTGCTTTTAATCCAGCAGCTTTCGTCCTGGAACGGGTTTTCGCCCTCGTCCAGTGCGCACACATAACCAAAAAAGTGGTCGTTTTCCTCCATACCGGAAACGACTTTGACGGCGTAATCGTGTTGGATGCCGCAAACCGTGTTCTTGTCAAACCCGCTGTTGGTGATCATGAAGATCAACGCCTGGGTTCGGCCTTTGGTGCCAGCCTCCATTTGTTCGACCATGGTCGGGTTTTTATGCTCGTGGACTTCATCGAGCAACGCACAATGTGGTCGCGGCCCCGCCTGTTTGTCATCTGAGGCAATTGGCCGAAAAAACGACCCTGTTTCTGGGTAGGCAATGTTCCAGGCGCGTTCGCCTACGCCTGATTTGATTAACCTGGACGATAATTCCGGCGATAATTCCGCCATCGCCACCGCATCCCTAAACAGGATCATCGCTTGTTCTTTTTTGGCGGCAGCGGTATAGACTTCTGCCCTTGGTTCGCCATCGGCAACCAGGCAGTAAATACCCACGCCAGCCGCTAGCGGACTTTTTCCTTGACCCTTACTTGCCTCAATGTAAGCAACTTGGAACCGCCGATACCCTTCAGAATTAACCCATCCAAAAATGCTCCCCAAAATAAACTTCTGCCATGGCAGTGGGTCATACGGTACGCCCTCAAACTTTCCGCCGTTAAGGTGGAGAACTTCCTGAAAGAACTCAATGACGCGATTGGCTTTTTCCAAGTCGAAAAAAAACCCCCTTTCGGGGGCATCCACGAGGTCTTTCAGATGTCGCTTACAGGCGTTGCGTACATGTGGCCCTGCGATGATAGTGCCATCGACTACGGCCTGGGCATATTCGGTGGTGTAATCAACGAGCGAAAAAGCGGCTAGTTCCGGGTTTTGCTGGCTCATTATCAGCGGGTTGGTCGTTTAGGTTGTCAAATAAATCCATGTTGACGCATACGTTGGCTTGTATGCGAGAGCGCGATGACGGCGACATGCCGAATTCGCATAAATATTTGTGCATTTGGTCGGATGCGCGGGTGCTGATCGTGTACCAAGCAGACATTTGCTGGTAGCCGGACGGCGTGGCATCAACTAGGCCATCAACTCCTAATGCTTTGAGTTTTTTTTGTGCTTGCACCCAGGTGGCGTAGGCTTGGCAATACACCGCTAAGGCTGAGCGGTCGATCTGCGAGACGATGTGCAGTTTTTTCAGCTCGGGCGTGATGCGATACCATTCTTTCTTGGCATCAGGCAATAGGTACGATGGGCAATCTGGTATTTCAACCTTGGGACGCAATGCCTCTGTCAAACGATGCGTTGCTACATTGCCAGGATTGCCTTTGACTAGCTTTAATGCGGCTGGCTCTGGTGCTGGCCCTCTTTGTCCCATTGTTTACCTCAAAAAATCAGTCCAGTTTTATGGCACGAAACTGGAAAACCAAATGGTTGTCTGATCACAAACACATCAACAACCACTGTATTCATACCCCCCCCTGCCATAACCCACGCGCATAAAAAAAACTA